GTGGCCTCACTTGCAGTCCATGCCGATCAGCCCTGGATGCGGGAGTTCTTAGCAGCGCAATCAGGCGAGGTGGAGCACGCAGTGGCCGCATGTGGTCTCTTCTATCACTACCTGCCTGATGAACAGCGGCGCTGGTTCACAGACAAAAATTGGCATCTGCAGCCACTCACAGAATTCCATGGCATCATCGGTCCTTATCTGGATGCCGTCCGGGGCGCTGGGCGTGCAGACGAGCTCGATGTCCAGGGGAGGCAAGCCCGCCTCCTCGCCAAGTTCAGGAACGTTTTAGGAAGGAAGGTTGAAGCAGCTGACTGGGATCAGGAGTCGCAGCGTGCCTGGCCTCGCTATTCCTTCCGGACCATGGACGACAGCCGGAGCGCGTATCTCTGGAGAGTGCACACTGAGCTGTTAGCACTAGCCAAGGAGACTGTTCGTGCCCTGCCTCCACACGTTAAAAACGAGCGCTTCCATGATTTCTGGATGGCCAGGGCGATGCACACTCCCGGGGGCTCCTCAAGCCTGAGGCATCTCACAGATATCGCCCGCCAAAAGGACACCAGGATCAAGACCAACGACCGCCCTAGTAAAAAGACTGTGATGGAGGCCCTTTCATTAGATGCCTTCCTCGACGGGTGGAGAGACACGATTATAGACACTGCCAGGCCAAGCACTAAACCTGAACCAGGATTGAAACAGCGGGCTCTCTATGCGCAAGACGATTACTGGAACACCATATGCAGCTATATCTCTCATGGGACTGAGCGGGCTATGCAACACAGTGGGATGACACCCACCCAGACCCCAAAAGAGGTCGCCCAGTGGATCAACGCCGATTTTGGAGGGGCGAAGGCGACGTCAACAGCGATCTGGCTCTCTCTAGACTATTCTGATTTCAATAAGGAGCACTCCAATGAGGAGCTGGAGCTGGTGGACCTAGCTTTTGCCGCAGCCTTTCTGGAAGCTTCAGCAGAATACCCAGCACTCTTCGAGCGAGCTGTCTTCTCTTTACTGGCGGCTAAGGCGCGCACAGTGTGCTTCATACGTGGTGAAGAAGCAGTCGCAGGTCGGAGCTGGTCTGGGCTGTGGAGCGGTCATAGAAACACCGCTCGGGACAACACTATGCTCCATGCAGCTTACTCGCGGCTTGCAGTGACCCTAGCACGCAGGAGTGGCG